TAAATCAGCGCTACTATGAAAGGTGACGGGACACATGCCGTCGCTGAGGACATACCCTTTTGAGGTTCCGTTTCCTCATTGAGCTAGTTGTTGTCGTCATGCCTCTGATCCTTGAGGTGTGGCGGCGACACTACCCTCCTAAACCTTCTGCACGACAGAAAAGGAGGCCTTCATGGAAGTCGCGGTCACAGTCGTCGCAGTCGTCTTCCTCTACCATATCAGGGACAACTGGCACCGATTCCGACGCTACAAAAGAACGCGACCAGCCCCGATTACGTTCCTGAAACGAGGAGTACTAAGCATGTGCCCACCACTAGGTAAATTGCTTTTGTGCCTTGTGGCCTTTGCGGTCATATGGCCGATCCTCGCAACTATAGCAGCAGTGCTATTTCCTATAATCATTATAATTTTAGCTCTGTATTTCTACTGGTTTTGCAAGAAGGAAACTAAAACCAATGACTAAACTCCCATATCCTACGCAGTTGCTCATGCCCATTCCAAGCTCCTGCGACGCCCTTTCAATCCAAGTCGATCCCGACATCACTGGGCTTCTCAACACTCTCTCCTTTTACGACAAATGGCGTTGGGACTATGGCCTCAACCTCACCGAACAAATACGTCGTATCTCTTACCGGCCACAGTTCACAATCCTGAACGCAGCGGCCCGCGATGAAATCCAGGCTTCTCACGAGGCATGGGAAAAAGACGAACTCGACCGTGCCGCAGCCAACGCAGCAGAACAGGCTGAAGCGGAAGACGCCGCCTAACTCTCCCCCCAACGGTTCAGCAGAGGGCTTCCATTCCCTCCTTCACGCCGTATTGCTCTCCCGTAGGCTGAAATCGGGGGAGCTTTTTTGAAAATTCAGGTTAAGCCCTGATGTATTTTTCAAAATACAAAATGTCTAAAACCAATTTTGGCTTAAAGGAGCCATTTGAAAATGCCAACCACTTTAGAACCCTTTGCCACGACCGTTGCCCGTATCGTTCCTATAGAACAAGTCCATGCTGGTAACAACTCACGCTCTTCACTGGAGATCCCCGCAGCCCTGATACATTCTGTAAAAGAGGCCGGGATCATAAACCCAATCTCAGTTAAGGCCGACAGCCCTGATAATTATACAATCATTGCCGGCCATCGACGTCATGCCGCAGCCCTGAAAGCAGGACTCTCCAAGATCCCCTGCATGGTTTACAATGGGGAACTCAAAGAAGGAGATGAACGATTCATAGCACTTGCGGAGAACCACCACCGCCTAGAGCTATCCGATATGGATTATGCGGACGCTTTCGCCGCTCAATCTAACAAGACCGACAAAGAGATCGGTGCCTTGTTTGGTGTAACCCCTCAGTTTGTAAGACAAAGACGAGGGCTTTCTTCTCTCAATCCCAAAATCAAAAAGTGGATTCGAAACAATAAGCTCTCTATCCGTCAGGCGGAACGCATAACCTGTTTGACAAACGACCAGCAACAGGAACTATCTAAGCATCTGAATAAAGCCGATTTTCACACTGTCCTTTGGGATACGGTAAATAGTGCGACTCGTATTTCCACCAAAGAAGCCCTATTTAGTTCTAAACTCTATGACGGAGAATACACTTCCGATCTTTTTAGTGACAATTCTGTGACTTACTTTGCAGATGAAACCCAAGCCAACACCTTGCAAATAATGGCTGTTCAAGACTGGGCAACTAAATTTACAAAGCAAGGATGGATAGTTCACTCCCTCCCAGAAGGCAAGGATACTTGGGATGGCTATAGCTACCAAGCCATAACCAAAATCCTCCCTGAAACTGTAGCCCACGAATACACTGAGCTGCATTCAACATCCCGCGAAAAGCCACTTGCTTGGCTACGCTTTATTAAGACCTTGCCTACGTTAATTCCCAATTGGAATGACCTACCTGAATCCAAGCGCACATTAGTCATTACCAATACTCGTGCTCGTGGTAGATATGAGTTTGTCCCATTCCTTGCCCCGACTAAAAATATGAAAACGAATGGCACGGCCAACGATGTAGTTAAGCCAAAATGGGGGCCCACGATGCTCCAATCGATGGCTGCCCATAAGGGAGACATTCTGACTGAGGAATGGCTAACGAGACCTTGCGATATTCAAATGATAAAATTTGCTATGGCCGTAGTAGTGCTAGAGGCTGGTGATATCACCCTCGGTCACACTGACTACTCCTCTAAAGTCGAGGGACGTAAGGAACTCACTCGCCCTGTTCGATACCACAACCAAGGCTATCAAGACGCTCAGGATGCATTAGCCCTGATCGAGAACGAAGACTTATCTCACCTATTTGCTCGTATCGTAGGAGCGAGGATAGGTCTTGTAGACGCCTTACCTGGAACATCGAAGAAACCTACTGTAGCTGATGTTATGGCACAAATACTTGGGATACAGATGAATAACTTATTCCAGCCAACTCAGCAGGTATTACGCCAATTCGATCTAAAGCAATTGAAAACGATTGCTCGCCTTAACAAGGTAAGGCAAGGATACTT